TAATATCAAACTCTGTCTTGTCGTAAGGCAGATAGATAAATGTACCGTCTTTCTTTTTGAAAGGGTAACATCGTATGGGTTTACCTACTGTCATTTTTGAGCGCCTCCTTGTAAGCCAATTCAAATACATACGGATGATGCTTTAATACATAGATCATAGCTTCCGTCATTATATTTATAGAGCGGATGTCATCAAACAGTTGGTTTACGTGGTCTGGTTGAGGTGTCCCTATCTGGTTCTTTGCTTGTTCGGACAAAGTATCATCAATTAATTTATCTAGTTCGTTCATAGTTTTCTCCAAATGATTTATATAATCATAAACAAAAAACTTGCACACGTAAAGAAAATATATATACTATCTGTAAATTACTTAGGAGAAAGTGAAATGCAAATAAGTTTATATGAATTTGAAGTGATAGAAGCGGTAGCTCAATATTGCGAAAAAGAACATGGTATTAATATAGATGTGGATTGTATTGATGATGTATCTATAGAATACCAAGAGCGCGAACGTGTTTTTAAAAAGCACAAAAACGGTAAGACTGTAATGGATGAACATGGTTATCCAGAAGTGGATTGGAAAAATTCACCTTTGAAAACTAAATATATTTCTTTTGGCGAAATGTCTGAAATGCACATCCACGTTCTCTCTCGGGATGATATATGAGTAATCAATACAAAGTAAAAAACTACGAGGGTTATCAAGAGATATTGGATAACGTGCGATCTATTGTTAAACGTATCGCGCCCGAGTGGGCCGCTTCATCTATCGTACAAGAGATAGACGACCTGGAGACTACGATTGAAGAAACTTTGTCAGGCCGCGCAGATATGGCGGAAGAAATATTACGGGATGATTTTGAATAGTTTCTACATAACAACTGAACATCATACGGAACCTGTCGAGTATGGTTTTCAAAATGCGGTCATACATGAAGCGAACAATTGGAAGACCTGGATACCGAAAGTGTCGGATATAAAAGTCAGAACTAAATTAGATAAAGATGTTAAGGTTCTTGTCAGGCGAGAAATACATCAAGACATATTGGAGTGTGAAAGTGAAAAAACCTAAGAAATTAAAATTAAAACTGAAAGACGGAACGACTGTTCAATACGTCAAAGACGAACAGGGAGAGATACAGTATTCACCCGAAAAGGGTTTAGATCCAAAGATAGCGCGAGCTAGGTGGGATGAGCTATACGCAACTGTATATAAAAGAGCGGAGACTCATTAAGATGCAGTATAATCAAACGTCAAGAATATTAACTGGGGGAAATATGAATGAAGAGGCCCTAATTCAACAGATTGTAGCTAATTTTAAAAAGCTGAACGAAGAAGACAAACTCTACGTATTAGATAGTCTGAAGTTCATCCAAGACAATCCTAATCTGGTGGTATTGAAGAATGAAGATAGTCAATAAATACACCTGGATACAAGTCTACGAAGTTAAACGAGGGAAGCGTTATAAGAAATATATGAAGGTATTGACGCAACCCGACGACTCGAGAGAAGCACTACATACGGCTTCTATAAAATAATAGATATGCAGTTGCACTCTTTCTCCGTAAGAAGGTAAACAAATGGCTCGAGGTACAGTCAGCAACGAAGTACCTCACCCCTCCACAATACGTTATACTGTCGGTATGTCTGATTTAAAATTAGTAGATCTAAACAAATACAAACGTAATCCTAGTCATATCGAAGGAAAAGAACGCCTGGACTTGCTCTTTAAAGACTTTGTACGCAGAGGTGCTGACCCCGAAATGGTTGCTGAGATGATTGTCGCTTACGGTATCTGCGAAGTCATCAACTACGCATCTGTACCCGAAAAGGGCCTTGATTCGATAGCGCGGCTATTGTCGGAGAGTTTCGGGCTAGATATAGAGAGAAACGAGTATTTTGACCCCGAAATAACGGGTTTTGTCACAGATGACGATTAGTATGACAAAACTATTGGCCTTGAAACGTAGCTGTCAGGCACTTTAGGGGTTTTGTCAGTTTTGTCAGGGTATGGGGCTTTGTCTAAAAGTGTGGATACAAAATGTAGAGAATGTAAAGGGAGGGTAAGAGAAAGTATGACAAAAGTACTATATATAGTAATAATATATATATAAAAAAATAAATATACCTTATAAATACAGGGTTTCGGAGGATTTATAGTTTTGTCAAGAGAAGTGTGACAAAACTCTGACAAAACACAATTAAGTATGACAAAACTAAAATCACACATCAGAAACAGCTTAGAGCCAGAATACGTCGATTTGTTAGAATCGGAACCAATTGTTACACTAGCGAAAGCATTTCCAGGAGCAAGAGTAATATGCCTGCAAAAGATTTAAGAATAAGACAAAGTGTTACCGTAGAGAAAACTTTAGAGGAAGATGTCGAAGATATGCCTCTCGAGTATATGGATGTAGATGAAAGACAGCTTACTAAGAGACAAAGGTTATTAGTCTGGAACGCAGTCAACGATCCTCAGTTATCGTTTGCAGAGGCCGCTAAGAAGGCGGGATATAAGAATCCTGTTGTTATCGGTAGGTATATGCGAGAAGGCAATAAATATTCGCATGTACGTCGGGAGTATGAACGATTGATGTCGGAGGCTAAGAAAAAGTT